CGCGCCGAAGGACAGATAAAACGCCTCGTTCAGGGCGTCCGTCACCTGCGGCACCGGCTCCCAGGCCAGCTTGCCGCGCATGCCGTGGCCAGCAGCGTAGACTTTCAACGCCATCAGGACGGCCAGTGGGTGCACGCGCGCCTGCCGCAACGCCTCGCCGTTACGCAGCGTGGCGGCCACCTTGCCAGCAGCGGCGCTGAACGGCGCCAGCAGGCCCACTGCCCCCATCTTGCCCAGGTTGCGGAGCATCGCCGTGAGCGACATGCGCTCCAGCAGGGCCTCCCACACCGCCGGGAAGTTCAGCCAATCAGGCGGCACCATCTCCCACGTGAGGCCGTACTCCATGATGAGCCGCGGGTCGGGTCGCGTGGCCACCTTGGCCCGCTCGAACCCCTCAACCAGGCGCGGCACCGGCTCTTGAAGCTCACCTTGCGTCACCCAACGATAGGCCGCTTGGTGGGCAGGAGTCGGCGGCGTCGGGTGGGACAGCCGCAGCAAGTCTCGGTGACTCCAGCCGTCGCGCTGGCGGTACTTCACCAGCTGGTACGCCAACTGCTCAATGGGCCGCCGGTACCACTCCGCCACGGCACGCTTCAGGCCACGGCCCCAGCCGCGAAACTGCTCCGCGAACGCGACAAAGTGGAACAGGTGCGTGCCGGTGCGGGCCACCTGCGGCAGCGCCTGCAGCGCAGCGCGACGGGTGTCCACGTCTCCCAGGCTGGCCGCCATCGCCAGCACGAACAGGGCCGGGTCGTTCTTCGGCGCCCGTCCGGCGGTGGAGACCGCCACCACCAAGTCGACCACCCGGCGCCCGTCCTCGTTCAGGCACGCCATGGCCGCGGTGGCGTTGTCCCTGGTGAGCGACACTTCATTAACATAATAGGTGCCGCCCTCGCTGCCGAGTACCAGGAAGCGCTCCAGCCGCTTCCAATTATCTACGACAAACGAGAATCCCCCGGCGTTGTTTTGTGCCATCTGCTTGCCGGGGATGGGCTCGCTTTGGGGGGTCTGACGGGTGGAAAAGCTCCGGTAGGCCTTCATGACGTCTCCTTTCTGTTTTAATTTTTTAAAATTGCCGCGAGCGAGGTGTGCCGTCCGGAGGCTTCCGTAATTTCAAGTTACGATAACCGGACGGCTCCGGCTCGCGAACAACCGTTCCCAGGCACATGTAAGCCCGGCTTAGAAGGGGCGGCGGGACTCGAACCCGCACCTCTCGATTACAAGTCGATAACCGCGCCTCACCGGCCCAGTTTGACAGGCGAGGAACGAGGGCGGTAAGCGCTCTGCCGTTGAGCTACGCCCCTTCATTGAGAGTGACCGCTGTGAGGGCTTGAACCTCACGTGCGCAACCGGTAACCGACCACGTCCGGCTCTGCCACCGGCAGAGCGTGTCACCGTGACCGGTAAACGGCCACTCTCAATAACTATATTAAATTTAATAAACTTTTATTAAAAATGAAACTACTTTTTTATTTTTTTTTACTTGGCTCTGGTGACGGCGGCGGCACGTTGGGCCGCGGCGACACTTCTTTAAACTCGCACGCTCTCTCCGTAAAACACTCCACGCAAAGCCGTGGGCCCAGGCCAAAAAAACTGCGTTGTACTTTTTCATTTGTACAATAAATACAGTCGTTATTAAAAACACAATGAATTTTGTGGTGTACCATTTTTTCTCCTCCTTTACGCGTGCCGCCACTCGTCTAACCGCGTCAGCTGCTCGTCGATGACGTTAAGCCGTTGCCACTTACGCGCGGCGTCGTCACAAAACGGGTCAGCCCGCAGCTCGTCATACAGGCGGCACCACTCCGCGGCCAGCTCGTCGCCTTTGGCCCACCAGTATAGGTCTTTCCACGCCTGGTGTGTGGCACGCCAACGACGTTCTGTGGCACGGCGCTCCGCCTCGGTCGGCTCGTGTAGCCGCGGTGACGTCGACCGTGTCGGGCGGCCCCACGACAGGCCAAGCTCCGCCGCCAGCCGTGCGGCGGCCTCGCGCACAGACACCCCCTCCGTCGCCGCGACCAGGTCAATCACGCTGCCGCCGGTGTTGCAGGCAAAACACCACCACCGGCCCTGGTCGGGCCACACCACAAAGCTGGGCCGTACGTCGTCGTGCAGCGGGCACTTGCCACGCCACCGGCCGCCCAGACGCCGCAGCTCGGTGTAGCGCCCGGCCACCTCCAGGATGTCCGCCCGCCACTTGATTTCCTCAAACACGTTCACTTGACTGGCCTCCCGGTGCGCTTCAGCCGCACCGCCCAGGTAGGCCGCACGAGTGGCCGCCCAGCGTGCCACACCACCACCCGGCCGCGGCCCAGCCGTGGGCCCAGCCGTCCTTCGCGTAAGACAGGCGTCCCCGTCTGCCGGTCACGGTCAGCCCAAAACACCGCTGGGCGTCGCTCTCGCGGCAACAACGGCGGACAGCCCACGTGTACATCATTTTCATTGTTTCTCAAAATGGCACCTCGTCATCAACTAGTTGTTTAGACTCTTGCGGTGGCCTTGCCACGTGCACACGCCACCGACGTATGTTGTCATTTAACACCACTTTGACAAGTCGATATCCCTCCTCTCCAAATACTCGTTCCACCTTGTGACCTAACAACTTGCCAACTCGTCGTTCTTTGCCAGTAAACCGACCATCTCGAAACGTGGCGGCCAGCTCTGCTGGCAGCGCGTCAAACAACTCCTTGGCCTTGGTCACCTCTGCTGCGGACACTCCTGGGGCCAACTCACGTCCTAAGTATTGAGTTAAGGCCAAGGTCTCCACCAACTCATGTGTGGAGAGCCCACGACTCCACTGTTCATCTTGACGAAACAGTCGAAACCACGTGGCGAGAAAATTTCGCCACTCGGCGGCGTCGTCTGAGAGCAGCTCGTAAATTTCGTCCACGTTGTCCAAAAATCCACGTACGTTCGCCGCACTTAACACGCCACCCACCGTTCGTGCCCATCGTTCAAAGCTGCCGAGCGTCCGCCCAGTAAACTCCGGACGTCCAGCACTTGCCCACCAGCGCACTAACGTGAGCAACGCCGCCACCGCCTTACCACGTTGTGCTTGAGCGTGCTCTAACAAGTTCGCGTGCCGCCACCCGGTGCGCTGCCACGGCTTTTCCACGCCTGGGTCCAGCCGAATACGGTAGCACCGCCGGGCCAAGTCGCCCTTGACGGCCACGTTGTTGCCGGTCACCAACCACGTCGCCCGGTTTACCAGCTCCACGTGCCGTGGCGTGCCCAACACCCGCACGCTCCACCGCTCGCTCGTCAACACCCCGGCCAGCTGTGGGGCATACAGCTCGCCTTCCACGTTGTCAAACACCACCAGCGTCTGGCCCTGCAACAAGATGCCGGCCAACGTCTTACGCCACTCCTCGTCGTGGTGTGGCACGCTGGTCATGGCCGCCAACGACCCAGTGGCCACCACGCTCACCAGCTTGGCCAACAGGCTCTTGCCGCTGCCCATGACGGGCGCGTCGATGATGGCCAACGGCACTGGCGCGGCCCCCAACAGCGGGCGAAGTAACGGAGTCAAAAATAACGCCAAGGCGTTGGCCCGGTCACACTCGCGCGCGAACGGGAAGTCGTGCAGCAGGTCGTCCAGCGTCTCCAGGGCCGCCGTCACGTCACTCTCTGTGGGCTCCGCGGGCACCTGCAGGCCGGTGAACGCCGGGTCAGGGTCATAGTACAGCCGCGTGGCCGAGTCATATCCCGGCTCAGTCAACAACGTCAGGTCGTCGCGCACCACCGGCGCCGTGACCACCGCCTCCAACGGCGGAAAGCTCCACGCCGACAGGCTCAACACCCCCTCGGCGACCTCCAGCGGCGGGGACACCGACAGGTCGCCACGAGCTCCACGCCGCACAAAGTCGGCCGCCTGGCTGAGCCACAGCCGCACGTCCCGGGCCGCCAACGGGCGCACGACGAGCGTGCCCAGCTCAGTTCGCACCAGCGTCACCAGCTCGCCGCCGCGCACAAAAAACGTCGCCTCCGTCGCGTGCAATGCCTCCAAGGCCGTCACTGCCTCGGCCACCACGTCGGCCAGCTGGCGGTCATTGACCACAATGACTGGCCGATCGGCCGTTGACCGCACTCGTCGTGGTGGGGCACTGGCGGTCACGACCCCAGACTCCACGGCGTAGCTTGTCACGGCGCGCAAGAACCCACGCACCCGAAATCCAGGCACCACCATTCGAAATCGCTGCAAATAACGCTCCTGCAAGTACGGCGGCAAGTTGACGAAGGCTGACAGCACCCGCGACGAAAACAGCTCCGCGACGTCCGCGCCCCCGTCCAGAAACTCCTCCAGGGCCTGGGTGGCCAACTCGACGGCCAGTGAGTCCTTACTGCTCGACGGCGTGTTCATACGCCGCCTCACGCTCTGTGTACCGCTCTAATAAAATACGCCGCAGCTGGGCGCTGGCGGTCAACATGTTCTCACGGGCCTCGCGCTGCAGCTTCCGGTGCAGTTGTCGTGGCATGCTGAACGACACCACCACGTTGCCCCGCAGCATCTTGCCACGAGACGTTCCCTTGTCTCTCATGTCACCTCCTGTATTTTTATGTCCTTTCATACTCAACTCGTGCCACCGTGCCGGGCACCTTCTGCCACAGCCACTCGTGGCCGTCGTCGTCCTGCACATAGACCAGATACCCGAAGCCGCCGTGCAGCAGCGTCTCCTCAATGCGGCTGACGGTGGCAGTTCCAATTATGGGCCCCGTGGGCCCTGAGCCGACAGGCAACGCCACCCGGCCGTCACGATAATATGAAATTCGGCTCATGTCCAGGTGCAGTGCCCGAACACGTGGCCGGTGATTTGTTTTTTGTTGTGGTTCGTTCACTGTCTTTCTCCTCTCTTAAGGTAAGTTACTCACCGCCCACCTCGCCGGCCGGTGTTGTGTCGCGGCGCCTTCTGCAACGTGATGCCCTCGTCTGCGACGTGCCCACGCGACCGCGCCAGGGCCACCGTACACCGGTAACACTCCCACACCACGCCCTGGGAGCGCGTGCGCAGGTCACCTTGCCAGGTGTGACGGCCACACCGGTGACACCGTGGCCCGTCGGCGTACAGCTCCACGCCGTCGACCACCTCCTCCGGCTCAGCCACACGACGTCGTCGGGTTGGCCGCTCCGCGCGGGCCGTCAGCAGGTCGGCCCACGTGGTCACCTCGTACTCGGTGGCCCGGTGAAACTGACACATCACCTCTAGCCCAATCTTCCCCGCCGCCTCGGCGTAGGCCCGCACGTGCCGCACGAACTCCCGCGCCGCGGGGTTGGCGTCCACGGCCTTGAAGAGCCGCCTCAGCTGGGCAGGTGGCAGCCGGTGCTCCCGCGGCACAAACCACAACAGCGTGCCGTCCGGCTCCTGCACCATCGGCCACGGCACCTGCCCACGCCCGTGCCGGGTGAGCCCGGCAAACTTGACTTGCCTTTTCATGACACGACCTCTTAATCAATAAATTACATATTAAATTTAATAAACTTTTAATAAAAATAAAACCACTTTTTACTTTTTACGTGACGTGACACGGACAAACGAGGCAAAATTTTTTTAAAAACGATTTTTATATTTAAGTTATTGTTTTTTATATAATTTATAAAAGCAATTTGAATATAACTTTTTAGATGATTTTTATATTTAAGTTATTGTTTTTTATATGACTTATGAAAGCGATTTGAATATAACTTTCCAAAAAATTTTCATTATATAATTTTAACAAAAACAATAACTTACGAGAGGGTCATTGAATGTAAATTAATGTTCTTTGTTAACCTCGACCTGTAAAAGTTTTTTTTCACAAATGTTAGAAAATATATAATAATGTATATATATATAAATATATAAAATAATAATGTAAATTAATAAAAAATAAAAAAAAATATATGTATAAGGCAGGAATAGACTGGCCTACATTAATTTACATTCAATGACCTTTTTGCAAGTTGTTGTCTTTGTTAAAGTTAAATTTTGAAAATTTTTAATCTTTTATATTCAATAACTTTTTTATAAATTATTTAAAAATAAAAACTTAAGTGTAGAGGCTGCTTGAAAAGTTATATTCAAATCACTTTTATAAGTTATTGTTTTTTCTAATAATTAAGTTTAAAAATCGTGTGTCTTGATACTTTTAAGTCACTTGAAGCGTTGAAGTGCACTTGTCGCTGTTACGTGTAAAAACAACTTGTGTTGGAAATTGTTAAACTAAGTATTTATTTTTTATAAAGTTAGACATAACAAAAAAGTAATTTTGTTACAATTTTTTTTTAATTATATTTAATAAAGTAAAAAGATGAGGAGAAAGATGAGCTTTCGAATAACTTTGTGGGACGTGGCCAAGTCACTGGGCAAGTTGTACGCGGTGCCAGGTGCGAACGGGAAGGAGCAACACTTTTATATTGTTCGACTAAACAAACAAAGTTACGTGTTAGTGGAAGACGACTATGCGACGACATTGTCAGTTAACCCTGCACGTTTTGGCACTGTTATTACTCACAGTCGTTTTTTGGAACATGCACCTCCAGCAGATGGCATTTCAGCAATGGAAAACGAATTACGACAAACAGTGTTGGAGTTGCGCCGCCGGGCGCGGGCGGCCTGGGAACGACGACGTGCTAAACGCGCACAGTTACGGGTGTATTGGCGGGGCGATAAGAAAATAATCGGATATTAAATTGGTTAATAATCAGGTTTATGTTTCATTTTTGAAACATTTTTTTAGTGAGGGAATGGTATGCCAGATGTACCGGGTTCAAAACACAGGACAAAGTATCAGCGGGCGCGTGACCTTGTCCTCATTGCTGAGATGTATCTCGGCGGAGCATTACAAACAGAAATTGCAGAAAAGTTGGGCATCACTCAAGCTCGGGTTTCGCAGGAGCTGAAGGTCATTCAAAAAGAGTGGGAAAGGCGTTACGCTGGCACGATACACCAGCTTAAAATGCGCGAGCTGACCAAGATTGACGCGCTGGAGCTGATGTATCTTGACCAGTTTGAGAAATCAATTAATTTAAGTCGGGTGACGCGGGAGGAAAAGCGCGGCAATAAAGAATCATATACGAAAGAGCGCGTAGAAGAGAATGAACTTGGTGACCCACGTTATTTGCAGGGCATTCAGTGGTGTATTGAGCAGCGGTGTAAGTTGCTGGGGCTCAACGCGCCTGTGAAGGTGGCGCCCACCGACCCGACAGGAGAAAAGGAGTATGGAGCTCTCACGGATAATGAACTCGCCCGTCGACTTCTTGCGGTCATTGCCGCCGGAAAGGCGGATGGCGTTGGAGGAGATGCTGCGGACGAGCCGGGTGTTTAAGCTCACGTATCGTGACGACCCGGTGGCGTTCGTGCACGATTGCTTCGTGTGGCCGGACGGAGCTGGCCCGGCGGCGTACCAGGAGGAGACGTTGGCGGAGTTGCCGCTTCGGCGGCGGGTGGCTGAACGTGGGCCGCACGGCCTGGGGAAGACCACCACCGCGGCGTTGTTGTTGCTGTGGTTTGCTGCCACACGTGATGGCGAGGACTGGAAGGCGCCAACCACGGCCAGCGCCTGGCGGCAGTTGGAGAAATATCTCTGGCCCGAAATACATAAGTGGGCGCGGCGGCTAAAGTGGAACCGGCTGGGGTGCGAGCCGTGGTCAGAACGACAGCTGCTGTCGCTGGCCCTGAAGTTGCAGACGGGGGAGGCGTTTGCCGTCGCCAGCGACAACTCCGACCTGATCGAAGGCGCGCACGCCGACCACCTGTTTTACGTGTTCGATGAGGCCAAGGCCATTCCGGAGCCGACCTGGGACGCCGCGGAGGGGGCCTTCTCAACGCCCGGCGAGATATTCGTGCTGGCCATCAGCACGCCCGGCGCCCCGATGGGGCGGTTTTATGACATCCACCGGCGCAAGCCGGGGTATGAGGACTGGTGGGTGCGGCACGTGACGGTGGAAGAGGCCATCCGCGCGGGCCGGATCGATCCGGCGTGGGTGGAGCAGCGGCGGCGCCAGTGGGGCGAGAGAAGCGCGGTGTTCCAGAACCGGGTGCTGGGAGAGTTCGCGGCCAGCGAGGAGGACGGCGTGATTCCGCTGGCGTGGGTCGAAGCCGCGGTGGAGCGGTGGCTGGAGCTGCGGGATGCTGGGAAGTTGTGGGAGCAGCCGGTGACCCGCATCGGCGTGGACGTGGCGCGCGGCGGCGGGGACGTGACCGTTCTGGCGCCGCGGGCGGGCTGGACGGTGCCGGAGCTGGTCACGGTGGACGTGCGTGACACGATGGCCGTGGTGGGCCGCGCGCGCGCCCTGCAACGGCGGCACGGCGGCACGGCGGTGGTGGACGTGATTGGCGTGGGGGCGGGCGTCTTCGACCGGCTGCGGGAAGAGGGGGCCGCGGTGGAGCCGTTTAACGCGGCGGAGCGCACTGACCACCTTGACCGTTCCGGTGAGTTCGGGTTCGTGAACGTGCGCAGCGCGGCTTGGTGGAACTTGCGCGAGCTGCTCGACCCGGACACCGGCGAGCCGGTGGCGCTGCCGGACGACGATGAGCTGGTGGGTGACCTGACTGCCCCGCGGTGGCGCGTCACCAGCGGTGGCAAGATTCAGGTGGAGAGCAAGGACGACTTGCGCAAGCCCACGCGTCTGGGGCGCAGTACGGACAAGGGCGACGCGGTGGTGCAAGCATTTTGGCACACGCAGTCGTTCGGGCTGGCGCTTTAAAAAAAAATGTTTATTTTGATAAAAAAAATGTTTATATTATTAATAAAGAGGTGTACAGCATGAGTGAGTTTGCCAGCTTCTTGTTTCAGGTCTTAGTTGTGGTGGCGTTTTTTGCCGTCACGGGGCTGTGCGCCTCGCTCACTTGGCGTTTTCCCTGGCGAGTGATAAAGACCCGCGACTACAAGTTGCGGGTGGCGTGGGTTTACGGCGCGGTGGCTCAGGCCGCGCTGGTGCTGGCGGTCTGGCTGTCGTTCGTGGTCTGGGCGTACGTGCACATTAATTGAACTAAATTAGAATTGAGACGACTTTTTTTATTTTGTAATTTGTTTTATTTTTTAATCGAACTATTTTAGGAAGCAAATTGAAAGGATTTGACATGGACGGCTACGGCTTATGCTGGACAAGTTTTTTAAGGAATTGGCCGCTGCGCACGGCTTGGCGCCCGCCGGGGATGAGAAAGTTGTTTACCCGGACGCGGTGACGCCGCTCCTGGAGGGCGGCGGGACTGACGTGTCGGCGCAGTACGCGACGGGCGACGTGGGCGCGCTGACGGACACCTTCGAGAAAATGGTTTGGGTGTACCGGTGCGTGAGCATCATCGCCACCAACATTGCCATGCTGCCTGTCAAGGTTTTTCGATTGGCCAAGGACGGCACCAAAGAGGACGTTTCCCACCTACCTGAGTTTCAAATCTTTCAAAAGCCGAACAAGCACCAGACCCGGTTCGACTTCTGGATGGAGACCATCTCGCGGCTGAAGCTGCAGGGTGAGTTCTTCTGGGAGCTGGAGTTTTCCGGGCGGCGCCACCCGGTGGCGGTGTACGCCGACTGGCGCAGTGAGAACGTGCGTGTCATCACCGACCCGCAGGAATTCATCGTGGCGTTCGAGCGCTACGTTAATTCGCGGCGGGTGCGCTACCCGGCGGAGCAGGTGTTTTTCGTGAAGTATTTCAATCCCAAAAATTCTTACCGTGGCATGAGCCCGTTGCGGGCTGGGCGCGGGCCGTTGACGCTGGAGCTGAACGCCGTCGAGTTTAACAAACGGTTTTTCAAGCAGGGTATGCGGCCCAGCGGGCTGGTGACGTTACCGCGTGAGCCCAGCCAGACCGAACTTGACCGGCTGCGGGAACAGTTTTACCAGCTTTACGCTGGCACAAAAAAGGCGCACAACGTGGCGTTTATGTGGGGCGGCATGGAGTTCCAGCCGCTGGCGGGCATGAACCTGACCGACGCGGAGTTCACGGTGCTGCGCACCATGAACCGGGAAGAGATCGCGGCGCTGTACGGCGTGCCGCTGGAGGTGCTGGGCATTGGCAAGGCAACGTACGAGAACTGGAAGGAGGCCCGCAAGAGCTTCTGGCAGGAGACGTTGTTGCCGGACATCATGAAAATCTACAGCCTGCTGAACGAGCACTTCCTGCCGCGGCTCACCGACCGGCAGGACGTGGTGGTGGAGCCAGACTTGTCCGGCGTGACCGTGCTGAAGGAGGACGTGGATGCCAAGGCAAAGCGGTATTTCGACGGGTTTAAGCACGGGGCCGTCACACCTAATATGATCTTGACGCAGGTGTTCGGCGGCGAGCCGGTGGACGACCCGGCGATGAACTCGTTTTATCTGCCGTTGAACGTGCAGCCGGTGGCGACGGCGGCGAAAAAGGGTGGGAAGGGAACGAAAAAAAAAACTGAAAGTAAGTCGGTACTCGGCCAGCTGACGGTGGAGGAGCGGGCCCGGCACTGGTGGAACATTATCAAACAGGTGGAGCCGGACGAGCGGGCGTTTGAGCTTTTGATGGTGAAATTTTTTAAGAGGCAAGAAAAAGAAGTGGTGGCGCGCGTGTTGGAGCTGCAGGAAAAGGGCGTGAAGGTGGACCTTCGGGTGGAGGGGCAGATTTTTGACCTGGACGCTTGGGTGGAGGAGCTGCAGAAGCTCGGCGGCCCGGCGCTGGTGGAACGGGTGCGCGAGTCTATGCAGATGGTGATGGACGAGACACCCGACTTGCTGCACCCAGCGGTGCGTGGCGCGCTGGGCCTGCGGGTGAGCCAGTTTAGCCAATTCGTGAACGAGACCACCGCACGGCAGATACAGGATGTGCTTCGCGAGGCGCTGGCCGAGCAGCTGCCTATCCCGGAAATTGCAGCGCGCGTGCGCGAGCAGGTGTTCGACCCGTCCGTCACGGCCCGCCGGGCGGCAACCATCGCGCGGACAGAAATTATGGGGGCGCACAACTTTGGGCTGCAGCACGGGATGGTGCAAGGTGGCCACCAGCGCAAGATGTGGCTCACCAGCCGAGATGACCGGGTACGGGAAACGCACCGCATCGATGGGCAGGTGGTGAACGTGGACGAGAATTTCGTGCTGCTGGATGGGCGCGAGATGCCGTTCCCGCAGGACTTTAACGAGCGATGCACGATGATCCCCACCAAGGCGCCGCGGAACCGGCCCGGCGGAGGGCGAACCGCGACTCCGCTCTCGACGCTGCCCACGGGGCCGGAGTTCGAGAAGGATTTGGATGTTCTTCGTAAGTTGACGGAAGATGAAATTAAGGAAGCCCGTGAGCTGGGTGGGGGTATCAACAAGACGCTCGTGCTGTCGGATGATGTGCGGGGTGTGTTCAAGCCACAATCCGGGGAGACGGCGCTGCGCGAGACCGCTATGAAACACGAGGTGGCGGCCTACCGGATCGACCGCATTTTCGGGTTCGATTTCACGCCGCCGACCGTGATCCGGGAGCACGGTGGGGAGCTGGGTAGTCACCAGCTATTCATGGACGGGTACGAGATTATCCGCGGGAGCAAGTGGGCCAAGAAAGTTTCCGAAGTGGATAAAGAAAAATTAACTTTATTTGATTGGATGTTGCGGAACGCCGACCGGCACGGGGCGAACCTGATGGTGAACTCGGCGGGCAAGCTGGCGGCGATTGACAATGGTTATACTTTTAGTATCCCGGAATTTTATACCCCGTTCGAGAAATTGGGAATTCCGCTGCAGGAGATGAAATTCAAGCGGTGGTTTAAAAAGAATTTCACCTTCGAGAAAATCCTGCGCGTTAAGGAAGAGGTTTTCGACCAGGGGCTGCTCTCAGAACAGGAATTCAAGGGGTTTTTGGGCCGGGTGTGGCAGGTGCTGGATGAGGAATCTATCCCGTTCGACCACAGTTTTGGTAGCCGTTATTTTGATAATGTTTCCGTGGACGAGGCCTTGCGTGTGCTGAAGGAAATGTTTGAGGAGTTTAAGTTGTGAAAGTAATCGTGTTTTTCGTGACAGATAAGGTGGAGGAAAAACCATTGTTGGAGGTGGAGCTGCAGGATGGGCGGCTGGTTGAGCGGTCGCGGCAGGCAGGTGTTTCCCTGCGTGATTTTTTATTAGGCGGTAAGTTTGTTAGACGAGAAGATGGTGTGCTTGTTTCGGTTAAAGAGCAACCCGTTCAAGCGTTTAATGCATTATTGGCTCACTTTTCTGGCAGCCGGGTGCGTGCGAAAATTGCTATTTAGGAGCCGTTTAAACGGATTTTAACGCACTTAAATTGTACGGTTTTATTAAAGTTGAAGACGATTTAACGAAAACTGAGATTTTACAAACTATTGTTTTTATTGGAGTTACAAAAAATGGCATTTATTAAAAAAATAGCGCTTTTTGACTTAACTTTAATAAAAATAATGACTTATGCAAAAAATAATTAGACGTATAATAATACCTCTTGGATGATTTAAGTGCGTTAAAATCCGTTTAAACGGCAAATTTAAAATGGGTTAAGTTAAATAAAATTAATAAGTTAGGCAAAATTGGTGATTTTATGAAGCGCGATTTGAAGCAAGTTACCATTTCGTTAGTGTGTCGGCGGTGTGGCCGGGTGGTGACGCGAAACGTGTATAGTCGTCAGCCATACACGGTGACGTGTGAGTGCGGGGCGGTTTACAAGATAGATTTAAAAGTTGACATTAAGAAGGAGAAAAAAGATGGAGCGCATAAAACTTTGTAACGTCGATTCTACGAAGGGAATTGACGTTGAGAACGGTATCGTGCCGTTCGTGTTGACAGAGCGGGTAGTTGACCGGGACAGCGAAGTGATCGAGCCAAACGGGGCCGTGCTGGATGCGTTTAAGAAGAACCCGGTGTTCCTGTGGGCGCACGACCTACGGCAGCCGCCCATCGGGCGCGTGATTCCGGAGACGTTGAAGAAGACCAAAGAGCGGCTGACGGGTGACGTGCAGTTTGATCTGAATGACCCGTTTGCGCGGCTGGTATTCGAGAAGTACGCCAGCGGCTTTTTGAACGCGGGGTCTATCCGGTTCATCCCGCTCGAATGGTCGGATGAGACGGTGCTGCCGGACCAAAAGCGCGCGACATATAAAAAGTGGGAGCTGCTGGAGTTCAGCGCGGTGCCGGTGCCTGCGAACCCGGCGGCCCTGGCGCAGAAGGACTTCGGCGACGACCTGACGAAGGTCGAGCGGGGGACGAAGTGGCTGAACGAGCTGAAGGCCTTTTTTGAGAACGATAATTTCGACCGCACGCCGTATGCTTGGGTGGAGATGAAGCAGAAGGAGCTGGAGGCAAAGGCCGATGCGAGCGAAGGTGAGGGCGGGCCGTCAACGCCTGACGAGACTCCCGACCAGATTGATGAGTTGTACAAGCGCTTGGATGAGCAGCTGGCGCGGCTGGACGAGAACATTAAGCAGCTGAACGAGCTGGTTGCGGAGATGGAGGCGAAGGTGGCCAAGTTATTTGACGAGGAGCTGAAGCGTGTGGTGCCTTACCGTCGTCACCCGCACGCGCCGGAGGGGCGCAGCTGGGACGGGGCCGCCGCAGTGGCGCGCGTGCGTAAGTGGGCCAGCGCGGATGGCAGCGGTGACAAGGACAAGATGAACTGGTCCAAGTACGCCCAGGCGTTCGCCTACGTGAACCCGGCCCAGAGCGAGGAGTTCGGCGGCTACAAGCTGCCGCACCACGACGTGGTGGATGGCCAGCTGGTGACGGTGTGGCGCGGCGTGGCGGCGGCGATGGTGGCGCTACTCGGCGGGCGCGGCGGCGTGAACGTGCCGGACAACGAGCGGCGGGGCATCTACAACCACCTCGCCAAGCACTATAAAGAGTTTGACAAACCAGTGCCCGACTTCAAGGACTACGAGGACGCGGCGGAGCCGGAAGATGAGCCCGACGAGGTCAAGACCGAACCGGACGCGCCTGGCCTTGACGTGGACGCGCTGGTGGACGAGATAATGCAGGAGATTTTAAACGAGGAACTTTTGAACGACAACACGGAGGAAAATAACAATGTTTGACCAAGACGAACTTATAAAACAGATTTCCGCCAAGGTGGCGGCGCGGGTTAAGCAGCTGACCGAGGAGGGCAAAGACCCGAAGAAAGACCCGCAGGTGCAGCAGCTGGTCAAAGAGATGATTGCGGAGCAGGCCAAGCGAGACCCGGGCGACCAGGGCGGGCACGAGTTTGACGGTGACGACAAGGCCGTGACCGGCTTCTTGCGCGAGAAGGTGCTGCTGGACGACGGCGTGGAGACAAGCCGCATCATTCTGGCGAGTGAGAAGGAGCTGAAGAAATACTACCCGGCCGAGACGGCGGACAAGATTCTCGAGTGGCAAAAGATCAACGACGACCTTTACATCTTGGGCACCATGCTGGCTGCGGCCCGCAAGAGCACCATTCGGCGGGTGCTGCCGGGCACCAAGTTGTACAAGGACGCGATATTGCGGCTGTCGCGGGACAAGGCGCTGGCCAAGGCGTTGGACACCGGCACCAGCGGCGAGGGAGCCGAGTGGATTCCCACCGGGTTCAGCAACCAGTTGCTGGAGCAGATTCGCCTGGAGCGCAAGGTCGAGGCGCTGTTCCCGCATGTGAACATGCCGACTAACCCGTACAAGTTCCCGATCGAGTCGGCGGGCGCGACCGGCTACCTGATTCCGGAGTCCACGGCGGACGACGCGAGCAAGATTCAGGCCAGTACGCCCACCACGGGCAACTTCCAGTTTACGGCGAAAAAGTTCGCGGGCCGGGTGCTGTACAGTGAGGAAATCAGCGAGGACGCCATCGTCAACCTGCTGGACTTCGTGCGCAACAACCTGGTGATTGCCCTGACCGAGGCCAAGGAGAAGGCCATTATCAACGGCGACGACTCCGGCACGCATATGGACTCGAACGTGACCAGCTCCTATGACGCCATGAAGGCGTTCAAGGGGCTGCGCTACTACGCGTTGAACAACAGCGGGACCACCACCAAGGACGCCAGCAACGCGAACCTGACCACGAACCTGCTGCGGAGCATCCGCATCCTGATGGGCAAGTACGGCGTCGACCCGTCCAAGCTGGCCTACGTGGTGAGCCCGAACGGCTACATCCAGATGCTGAACATTTCCGAGGTGGTGACGCTGGACAAGTACGGGGCGAACGCGACCATCATGAAGGGTGAAATTGGCAAGTTTGACGGCACCCCAGTGATTGTGAGCGAGTTCATGTGGGACAACCTGAACGCTTCCGGTGTCTATGACGGCACCACGACCAACCGTACGAGCGTGTTGTTGACTTACACTCCTGGGTTCTGGGTTGGTATCCGCACTGGCGTGACGTTGGCGACTGACCGTGACATCGAGACCGACCAGATGAAGTTGGTGGCCAAGACCCGCGTGGCGTTTGAAGACCCGTACAACGCCTTGAGCGAGGAAATGGTCACGTTGCTTTACAACGTGAAGACCACGATTTAGCGGCGGGAAACAGGGCCTCCGCGCGGCGCCTGCGGTCTCCTGGCCGTGGGCGCCGATATAAAAATGTAAGGACAAACTGAAGGAGCGTGAGATGCTTTTGAAATACGAGCCAAACGAGAAAGGCCTGCGTGTGCAGGTGTACAACGGCGCGGTGACTATCGCGGCGGGCGAGGTGGCGGACGTGCCGGACGCCGAGGCCAAGCGGCTGCTCAAGGAGTTTCCGCACAACTTTCAGGCCGTTAAGCCCAAGACGCAAAAAGACCTGGAGGCAGACGTGATGAGCGCGGTGGAGAAGGCCGGGGACAAGATGGTCAAGGGCGGCGGCAAGAAAAAGCACGGAGGTAAAAAGAAATGAGAGGCGTGACCGACGTTCAGATGTACACGACCGACATCGCCAGCATCGCCGCGGCCAGCACGCACACAACCGAGTCTGACGTGGCGATGGACGTGAGCGACGTGGAGGTGGTGGCGGTGCAGCTGAAGAGCACCGGTGGAGACGCGAGCATCAGCGGCAACTTGGTGGCCCGGCTGGTGGCGTCGCTGGACGGCACCAACTACGACACGCAGACTTACGCGGCGGTAACCCTGATTCAGACCACCAACAGCGAGGAGCGGGCGACGGAGCTGGTGAACGTCCAGGGCATCCGCTACCTGAAGGTGAAGGAGATTGAGAACCAGGACGCCAGCTACGCCGCGACGAACGTGAACGTGATTATCAGCAAGAAAATCGTGTGAGGCAAGAATGGGCAAGAGACGTTCCGTTGGGCTGAAGGCGCCGTTGGCGGCGCTGCCGGAGGTGAAGGGCAGCTGGCGCAACGGTGAGCCGTTTCCCGAGCAGCCGCCCGTGGGGCCGCAGCGGGGCAGCTACCGCATCCCGCGGCTGGGTGGCGCGTTGAAGCTGCTGGTCGACCAAGGCCGCCAGATGGGCGTGCACCCGGTGCCGGACAACGAGGTGCTGGGCGCCAACATCGTGGAGAACGGAGACTTCCACGACTTCACAATGGACAACGATTCTAACGTTAAAGGGCATTGGATTTTTGATGACTACTATAACCAACAAGAAGGTGGTGGCGGGTACATTGGGGAAGACTGGAGCCAGGGTGGGGCGGTTTATGGGAGCAATTTAAACTCTGACCCTGGATTTGAAAGTGGAACAGACAATTGGACACCCGTAGGTGGAAGTGTTGAACAGAGTGACGAACAAGCACATAATGGCAATTATTCTTTAAAATATGTTAATACTAATGGTGGAAATTATGGAGGCCCACAAAAGCAATATTCAGTGAATGTTGGTTCGGTTTATTATTTTGAAATTGCAGTGTTTACTCCAAGCACCAATAGTCCAAATAGTGCAATTACAAGGGTATCTATCTATAATTCTACTTTTTCAACCACTTATTTTGAAAAAGATTCTGTATCTGGCAATGATTTTTGGAAAAAATTAAGCGGTTATTTTATCCCACAAGATTCAACTATATACATACGTGTGAAAGTTCAATATCCACAGGAAATAAATGATGTTATTTATATTGACGATGTGATTTTGCAAGAAATTACCAATGGCAACCATCTTCTCCCTTCTTCCGGCTTCGACTACACCAATCAGCTCACCGGCTCGAATCCTGCCTACCAGAATGGTCATGCGGTTGAGTTTGACCAAGTAAACGATTACTGGTATATCCCAGCGGATCAGGCAGGGGATTTCTCAAAGGCAATAGGAACTACTGTTGAAGGAAGAATAAGGCCGGTAAATAACAGTGCCAAAAAAGCCTTTTTGCGATATAATGGGAATAAATATATAATGTTAAAAGTATTTGATAATGTTTTCAGGATTCAATGGAAAGATGCAAGCGACGTTATCAGAACAAAGGATATTGCTAATTTTTTTGATAGTTTTATAGAGTTTACTTATTTTGCTGTTGTTATTCCAGATGCAAACACAATAAAATTATACAAAAACGGAGAATTATTTACAGTTTTAGATGTTTCGGCAAATCCTATTGTTGATGCTACTGCAGATAATTTGTTCGTAATTGGAAGTGATTATTCGGCTCATTTTGGAGGCCACATCGCCGAAATCCGCTACTCTAATGTTGCTCGTACAGAGCAGGAGATTAAGGAGAGTTATGGGTTGGCGAAGGGGTGGAATTGGGACAATAATGCTGGAGGTACGTACTATAACGACAATTTTAAACAACATATTTCTACTCTCACCTTTTCAGAAGGTCTTAAACAAACAGTGTATGTACAAAATGATATTTTGTATAAATTTGAGGGTGATGTTACTCATATATCTGGGGATAATCCATGGACGTGGGAAAGTGAAACTGGAACTGTGATATCTTATGATGTTCCTTTAGGTGAAACAATACATTTTGTAAGATATTTTAAGGCTATTGGGTCATCTGCAGTAATTCATTTAAAGGATAATGGCATTGGTGAAAATGTTTGGGACAACATTTCCATCCGCCCGGTGCTCAACGCCTCGTTTTCCGGCACTACTATCACCGATTACAGCGGGCACGGCAACCACGGCACGATGCAGGGTGGCATGGAGGACAACCAGCCAGCCCACCCGGCGGCGTGGAGGCTGGACGGGGTGGACGACTATGGGGATTTTGGGAATGTGTGCAATGTCGGGATAAATGACTTTATTGTATTTGCGTGGGTGAGGACGGATAATTCCTCCACCAATGCGAGAATTTTTTGCAAGCGTTCCGGTATCGCTGGCTATGAGATGGCAATCACATCAAGTGGTTACGCCAATTTTTTCATAGGTGACGGGACGAACCAATCTTATGGCGGGGTCGGGAACGGGGATTTGAACTCGAACGAGTGGAAATTCTACGTTCTTGCTTTCGATAAGGATGGTAGCGTGACAGCTTGGGTGGATGGAGAGAAGATTGGAGAGAAAGACATTTCGGCGGTCGGCGATGCGAGCACGACCGCCTCGCTCTTTTTCGGAAAGGACATTTCCGCTACCTATTGGGAAGATTTTCTCGGCATCTCCGGCATCTATATTTTCGACGGGCAAGACGGAGCGCCCGCGAGGCTGCCGGAGGGGTACGAGAGCCTGATCAGATACATTTACTATCAGACGAAATTCTTGTACGAGGGAAAGTGATGGAGAAGGACAACGGGTTTGGCTACTTGGTGGGGGAGCTGGCGGGTTTGCGGCGCGACGTGACGCAAATTAGGCGGACGCAGGAGAGCATGTTCGAGCAGCTGGGTGAGCTGGATAAGAAGATGACGGCTCACCTGGCGGAACACCGCGTCCGGAACGGCGTCCTCGCGAGCGACCGCAAACAGCTGACCGAGGCGTTTAACTTCGTGCGGCTGGCGAAATTCGTCGGCAAGGTGGTGCTGCTCGTGCTGGCCACCGCGGGCACGGTGGCGGGGCTGGTCTACACGTTCTTGAACATCCTGGATAAAGTGAGGTGACGGCCATGCGGGACATTCGGGAAATCATTGTGCACTGCACGGCGAGCCCGTGGGGTGACGTCGAGGCGATCGACCACTGGCACAAGCAGCGTGGGTGGCGCGGCATCGGCTACCATTACGTCATCCTGAACGTCTACCCGCATTACGAGAACTACAAGAGCGGGATGCCAGAGCTGCTGGCAGACGGTGAGGTGCAGGAGGGCCGCCCGGTGCACGAGGTGGGGGCGCACTGCTACGGGCACAACCTGCACAGCATCGGGGTGGCGCTGGTGGGCGACCGGGTGTTCAGCGCGCGGCAGATTGAGAGCTTGAAAGAGCTGCTGTTATTTCTGATGAAGCAGTACAACATCCCGCCGGAACGGGTCATCGCGCACTACGAGTACAACCCGGCCAAGAGCTGCCCCAATATTGACGCAAATTATATCAGGGAGCTGGTGCGAAATGTTGCTGAACGTCGTTGACAACTTGGGCAAGCTGGCCGCCACGGTGGTGGGGCGGCTGCTGCCGCCGAAAATCGGCGAGGCCGAGCGGCGGCAATTGCAGATGAAGGCCGAGGTGCTGGCCAAGCAGCTGGTGCTGGACGAGCAGAGCGGGTTCCGGCAGTTCGTGCTGGAGTACGAGGGCCGGGCGAAGGACATGCCACGGTTTATTCAGGTGCTGCGCGGCAGCGTGCGCCCGGTGCTGACTTACTTGTTCGGGCTCACCACGCTGTGGCTCTACTGGCGCGGGCAACCCATTCCGCAGGAGCTGTTCCAGCTCGACCTGGTGATGTTCGCGTTCTGGTTCGGGGAACGGGCGGTGAGGAACTACATCAAGACAAAACAGGGGAGAGACCATGAAGTTGCTTGAGTACGGATTTTTGCAAAACCGCTGGCTGTGGTTTCACATGCTGGCGGCGGGCGTTATCGCCAAATTATTGCTGGCGTTTAAGGTGGCGCCGAACCACGTCTTTGGCGTGGTGTTGGCATTGGCGGCGTTGTGGGAGCTGGTGGAGTGGAGCAAGGAGTACACAGAAGGCTTTCCAAGCTATGGAAACGACTCCAGCCGTTTTTTTCTGGACGCCGTGGGTGACGTCGTTGGGGCGTTGTTTATTACGTTCATCGTGGTATTGTAAAGGAGGTGACTATGCCGCAAAGTCAAGAAATCTTAAATAAGGTGGAGGGGGCGTTTCGTCACGTGCCCGACGAGGGCGTGGCGGTCACGGACGCCGAGCTGCGGGCGATGTTGGCGCGTGTCACGCGGATGATTTGGCAGAAGGTCAAGGTGGTGCAACAGGCCACCAAGCAAGAGGCCCCGCGGCTGCGGGTTTATCTGGCGGTGCCACGACGGGTGTGGCGGGGGCTGTTTGTGAACGGTGACCCGGAGAAGGGGTTGAAAAAAGACTTACAGGCGTGGCAGCGGGCGCTGGCCGGGCTGGACTTTGACGCACCTGTGCGGCGGCACACCCTGGAAGGAGCGAAGGAGGAGGCAGCAATCTTTGAGCTGAAGCTGACGGCGGACGAGGCCGTGGAGCTGGTCAGGTGGTGCGCGGCCCATCCCAAGTTAGCGGCGGGCCTGCAGGACAGCTTGCGGCTGGCCGATCCAGAGAAAGGCGTCAGCGGGCTGGAGGCGTTCGTGAAGTGGCTGAACTCGAACCCAGACTGGACGCCGAAGGAGCCTGAAAATGTTTGAAATCGTCACGTTGGCGGAAATTAAGTCGTGGTGCAAAGTGACCACCACGGCGCTGGACGTGTTTTTTGAGACGTTGCGCACCGCGGTGACGCAGGTGGTGGAGACCTATATCGGGCACAAGGTCATCACGCGGCAGTTTACCGACTTTCAAGACGGGGCCGGGCGGCACGTCTTGCTGTTGCGGCACTACCCAGTGTACCTGGAGCTGGACAGCGACGACAACCCGGCGAACGTCACGCTGTACGACGACACCGACCGTGAGTGGACGAGCGACACGCAAATCGACGCCGAGGACTTTTGGGTGGAGCCGGACACTGGCAGGGTGACGCTGTACAACGATGAGTGGAGTTTTTCCTCCGGGATTGCGAACGTGAAGGCCATTTACCGTGCGGGTTACAGCCGGTTTCTGGTGCAGGCGGGCGTGAACAGCTGGTTGGACGTGAAGGAGAACGACGGCGCGGAGGTGAGCGTGCAGGTCTCGGAGAAGCGCCAGACGCCGACCGAGTGGCCTGGCTACGACGCAGAGGGGCTGGCCGAGGCGGTGCAGACGGCCCTGAACGCCGCCAGCGGGCTGGCGGGCACTTACACCGTGACTTATGACCACATTTATCAGAAGTTTAAAATCACCGCCAGCGGCATCACCAAGCTGTCGCTGTTGTGGAGCACCGGCACGCATGCTGCGAATAGCATCGGCTCGCTGTTGGGGTTCGACACCTCCGCGGACGACGCCGAGGCCGGGACCACGAGCTACACCGCCGACGACGCGGTGACCGGCGTCCCGGCGGACATTCGCCTGGCGGCGCAGCAGGTCGTCCTGAAGCTCTGGGAGGAGAGCAAACAGGGCGTCAGTATCCAGAACGTCGTCAAGGAGGTGCTGCAGGGCGGCGTCAACCGGGAGTGGGTCAAGGACTGGCTGCCGCCCGTGGCCGTGGGCGCGCTGGAAAAATACCGGAAATTTGCAGTTTAGGAGCCGTTTAAACGGCTTTTAAAGCGTCTAAAATTGTTAAAACTTAATAAATTAAAAGTGCTTTAGTGAAAATGCGATTTTTATAAGTTGTTAATTTTATTGGAGTTATAAAAAATGGATTTGGCGACAAAAACGGCACTTTTTTGTGTAAGTTTAATAAAAACAATAAGTTACGTAAATTCGTGTTAGCCATATAATTATATGGCTTGGATGATTTAAGTGCGTTAGAGTCCATTTAAATGACAAATTTAAAAATGAGTTAAATTTAATAAAATTAATAAGTTAGGTTAAAAAATGGCACAACACGCGTCCCCGCTTGAGCTAAAAGTTGACGACAAGTTACTTTACCGGCGTTTTAACCGCTTCCGGGCGGTGGCGCCGATGATGCTGTGGGTGGCCATGTTGGACAGCATGCGTGAGGTGGGGTTTCAGGCGGTGTCGGCTTACATGCTGCACACGCCGGGGCCGCACGGTGATAAGTTAGGAATGCGCACCACGGAGCTGGCCAGGTCGCTGACCGAGGGGTTCGGGTTCAGCCGGGACGCACAGGGGACGCGGTGGAGCGTGCGAAGAATAAATTTTGCGGGCGACTCGGTGATGGGCACCTACGGGTCACGGCTGCCGTACGCCGCCATTCACGAGTTCGGCGGGGTGATTGACCACCCCAACCTGTTCGGGCGCGGCATCCACGCGCGGATTCACATCCCCGCCAGGCCGTACCTGCGCCCGGCGTTACAGGACACGGAGCCGAAGATACACGGCATCTTTGCCGCGGCGATGCGTAAGCTGGTGAAGGAGGTGGGGCTGTGAGCAGCAAGCGGCGACAGATATTGGCGGCGCTGAAGGCGGCCCTGGACGACATCAGCACGGCGAACGGCTACAACTATGACGTCGGGCTGAACTCGCTGAAGTACCATGACCTAACACAGGTGCCGCCCGACCGGTTTCCGGCCATTACCTACGTGCCGGGGCCGAGCCGCTACCACCCGCTGACGCACGAGGATTACACCAGCGGGCCCAGCCCAGCCAGCATCGAGGGGTGGCGAATCGGGGTGCTGGGTTACGTGAAAGTGGACACGGACGTCACGCAAGGCGCGGACGTCATCAACGCTTTGGAGGATCTGGTGGAGGACATCGTGAAGGCGGTGCTGGCCGACCCGCAACTGGGGCTGTCGTTTGTGGAAAATTGTTACCTGTCAGAGGTGGTGCCATCTCTGGACTTTCTCGACCAGAACGTGGCCATCGTGCAGGTAATTTTTGACGTGAAGTACGATTTTAGAAAGGACGAGCCGTGACGCGCGACATTACTTATCAGGACGAGATTCGTTGCGTGGCGTTAATCACGGATGAGAAGGCCGTCCGGTTTGGGCAGCCGTGCAACCGGCTGCTGATGGTGCGGAACGCAGACGGGGTGGCGGCGGGGCGTATCAAGTGCCCTCGGTGCGGGGCGCTCTGGGAGGTAGGTAAAAATAAGATGAAACTTATTACAGGAGGTATTGAAAAATGAGCGGACAGGGGTTTACCACGAAAGTCGCGGTGAAGAAGCAAACCACGTTTGGCACGGCGGTGTCGGTGTCGAGCCTGCTGCCCTTCACCAGCGAGGCGTTAAGAAAAAAAATCGAGTTGGTGGAGTCTGAGATGCTGGACGGCACCTACGGCAAGAAGCAGCTCTACCAGGGGTTCGAGTCCGCGGGGGGCGACCTGGGCGGCGAGGCGGTGTTTGACATCGTGACCACCGACCCGTACGGCTGGGAGCACCTCATTGAGGCGGCTCTGGGCAGCGCGAACTACAACACGAACTTGTCGGCGAACGTGTTCACCACGGCGGCCAGCTTGCCGCTCTTGACCGTGGCGGCTTTGAAATATTTCGGCTCTACGGGAAAGGTCATCGAGCTGCGCAGCGCGAAGGTGAATACGCTGGAGGTCTCCGGCGCAGTGGGCACGGCGGGTGGTAAGGTGAGCTGGACGGCCAGCCTGGTCGGGGAGAAGCTGCTGCGCACGGGCGAGAGCGGCATCGTCAACACCACCAGCACGTTCGGGGCGATTACCCCGGAGGCGAAGCCACAGCCGCTGCTGATGAGTAAGTTGAAGTTGTACCTTGGAGACCAAGACGATGCCTTGGACATCTCTGACACGTTTGGTGTGGAAGAGTTTACGTTGACCATCAATAACAATTTGTCAGACGACACTTTTTCGTCCTACGTGGACGGCGACCACGAGAACGCCACGCTGCCGCTGGAGCACGAGCGGGACGGGCGCATGGAGGTGACGTTGCGCCTGGTGCGGCCTCGGCTGTCGGACACGCTGCTCGTGGATTGGTATCGGCAAGGCACTTCGTTGCAGGCCAAGCTGCGGTTTGACTCCGTGACCGGCTCGAAGTACCATGAAATTTATCTGCCTTACTTAAAAATCACCGAAGACCCGGCGGCAGACGTGGACGGGCCTGGGCTGTTGAAGGAAGAAGTCACGCTGACAGCGGTGTACAATACGGACTACTTAAACGACACGATGCTGATTGATTCCTCGGCGATTTTTGGTCCCATCGCCTGGGTGGCGAAGTCCTACCGCACGGCGGTGCCGGAATAGTGGAGGTGGCATGAGTGCTGGTGTGTTTTCAAAAGCGGCGACGAAGTTGGAAACCACCTACGGTGACCCGGTGGCCTGTGGTCGATACGACCAGTTGCCGGTGGTGCAAGAGAACTTGCCGATAAAGATTAACCAGGCGTCGGTGACCACGTGGGATGGCGCGGCGGCACGTGTGTGGCAGGATTTGCGCCTGGCACTGTTGCGTGGCCAGGTGACCGTCGAGGCTTATTCCGGGCTGGTGACATTATGGGCGGCGACGCTGGGATACTCGCACGCCAACTCCCCGGTGTCGCTCGGTAGCGCCACTTACCGCCACTATTTCGAGCCTGACCGCGATTTGACGTCACG